AGGAGACCCTGCATCCGGATATTTGTGGTATGGAACACAACAAATTGCCAACAATACCTTTCCGGATACAAACACGACATTTCCTGCTTATTTTCGTATCCAACAACCTGCTCTCCTGTCGGGATTATCTTGTTCATTGGCCGTTGCTCCATCCAGTGGAACGACCACAATTCTAGTGCGGTATACTCCGATAGGACAAACCACGCCGTTGGACACCATGTTTACCGTATCGTTGACAGGAACCACACGAGAAGCTTATTTTTACAATGGGTCGGTATCGTTGAATGCTGGAGATAAAATTCATGTATACTTAACATGGACCGGAGGAAATGCAAACTTGTCTCATGACCTTACCGTTCAACTGGACTTGTTCTAACGACATACAACGGCTGTATCTTGAATCCATGGTCTCTATCATAATGTAAATATTTATCGTATCCAAAGAGTTTTCCTTGAATAAAAATGCCTTGTCGGTTTCCTACACGGCGTTCTATGCCCATGACAATTTGTTGAGAGGAGTCCCCATTGACGCCTTCCTGAATGGTCGAACATTGAAGCAATTTGCACATGTTGGTATACATGCATACGGTAGGATGGCCCCGGAACGGGTATACATCCGGTGGGTCAATTCCAATGTTGGACCCGTAATACAACATAGAACAAATACAACGAGCCAAGATGGGATGATTTGCCTCGGACCATAATACAGCTTGAAATATCTGTTCTGGAAAATACGTAGACACAATGCTCAAAAAAGACAAGGGAGAAGGTAACACCTCCTCTATGGACAAGAGAGGTTCAATGTCAATGTCTACATAAAAACCACCGCATTTATATAAATAACAATATCGGAAAAAGTCAGACTTGTATCTTCCAAATGGAATTTTAGAAAAAAAAGTGCAATATTCCTCTCCGTAGTGTGTCTGTAAAAACTGAAGAATGTCCTTGTCGGTAAAAAACAAAATCGTATATCCGGGATTCAATCGTTTCCATGCATCTAAAATGACAGGAGGAATTTGATGGTCTTTCCAGGTAAGAATGATATGTTTAGGAATCATACCATTCTGTAAACAATGTATATTTATATGGTTATACTATAAGATGGAGACTCCGTTTGAATTAATGCAGATTGATTCCAGAGACTATAAAGTGTTGTTCAGGGAACTCAATAAAATTTTTGAAGGAAGGGACTATGATTTACGAAGTAATCGGGGGTTGATTGGGTGCAGATGGTCTGCTCTTTTTTATTATGTACTATATGTACTTCATACATATGATATTCCTCTTGAGGAAAAAAAAGAGATGCTTCGTGCTTTCATGAAGCGTATTTTTAATCGGAAAATTGGATTTTTAATTGAACAAGACCCTCGGCTATATACTTTACAAGATATGTATAGATTTCAACGACTGGACGAGGCACAACATGAAATTATATCTACCCCAGAAGACATTATGAAACTTGTCGCTGAATCTGCGGATAACCCTACTATTTTTGAAATGGGAATTGTACGACACACGTTAGATGGAGCACGAATCATTCATTATTTTGTGCTCATCGTTTATGCGGTAGGAGATGAACGACGAATGTTCACATTATCTTCATGGGGAGGGTCTTACGTCAGCATTTCTCAATATTATAAAGATATAACAGAAGAACAACTACAAGCTCTTATAGATGACATAACAACCTTAGAACATGTACCTATTGATTTTAGCAGAGTTAATGCAAGGAATGCTGGCAAGGACTATCCTCTCCTTGATATATCACAGGACCAACTTGTTACAGTAAGAGATACTCCTATGTGGCAGTTCTTTCTAGACCCTGACTACGGAAAAGAACAACTCATTCGCAAAGACGACTTTTACCGAAGAGCCAAACTAAGGGTTCAAGGGAATCATTTTTATTCCTCACCGGAATTAAGTTCCCTGCTTGAATATTGTAAATATAAAAATCCAGATTATGGAAGAACTGAATTGGTAGTGTTTAAAAATGTAATTCCTTTGTTGCAAACTCTTATGAAAGAAATGTTTAATAGACCCCGCAGGTCTAGTTCTCATCGTATGGTATTAACAAGGGCTAAAAAAAAGCATTTGATATCAAATGCTGTTATTGGAGCTCCCAAACCAACCCGAAAGGTAACCAAATGGAAAAGCGTAAGTACGAGACGGACACGTTAAAATTCCAAAAACGAGTCCAAGGCAAGAGCTGCCGTTTCATCACCTGCAGTTTCCGCCAAATGTAAGTAGTGAGACCCCTCGTAAATATCCACCTCGCCTCCTTTTCCTTGAACCAATAGTATGCCTAGCTCTCGCATGGCAGCAACATGGCCAAAATGGGCAGCGACTTGGAAGGAATATCGTGCCATGGAATATATACGAGTTTGTGCATACATTTTCCCTGCGTAAAATAAGAAGGTTGCCATCTTATTTTCCATTTCCATGTGTATACAGAACGAAAAAAAATACATCAATTTTAATCCACAAAACAAACTAAAATGTATCGTGTTCCCGATGTAATGGGTCTTCCTTCATGATAATGGGTGAGACGACCCGGATGCATGGTAGCATATCCAATTTGATGATGTTGTACAAAACACTTTTGTCGTATAAAATAGCAACCTCCTCCTTCAAAGGCATCATTCAGACAAATGCTAATGGTATACGTAGACGAATCGTGATGCGGCTTCAACTCTTTCTGTCCATCCATGGAATATTTCACGACAAAGGAAATGTTGGTCTTTTTTGTTTTGTACGAGTGATACATGGTATTGGCGACAGGAGCAATGTAGGCATGGATGATTTTTTCCCATGCCGAGTCTATGGAGAGTTGATGTAAATGAATGTCGCGCGTAGGTACGTTTTCATACGTACCAATTCGTGGGTCCATGACATCCGAACGACCTTCCGACCAAGCACCCGATGATTCACATAACTCTATCAATTCTTTACAAAATTTGGCACTGAACAATGGGAACCTGTATACATCCGAACAAGGTTCTTGACACAATTCACTCGTTCCACGATAGCGTAGATAGTCGGGATGAAGATACTCTTGTTCCCAGGTAGGCGAGGAAAGCTGTGTAAGAGGAGGACCGTCTTCTATGTATCCGTAGGTTTCTAAATTACTCACATACATGAAATAGTGAGCCTCCCTCACTTGTTTGGCAAAGGCCATGTCTGCGTCCATGGTTCCGCAAGTATACACATGGGGAAATCGTTCTAAAAAACACCGTTTTACAAGATAAATCCCGGTAAGGTAGGGAACATTCCATACAGACCGTTTTGTACAGTGAACCATGTCCATGTAATCATCTGACCTTTTGTAATACCCCGTTTCGGATACATCTCCCCAGAAATTACACCATGCTGTATTTCCCTTTTTCACCATGGGACCTACAATGGTTTTTTTCATGTGAAGGAGCTTCATCAACGTGTCTGGATTTGTAATATGATAGGTAGGCTCTATCATCAAGAGATAGTCTGCTGAGGTGGATAAAAAGTCGTGGACGACCTCGTTCAAGGAAAACGATTTCCATATCAATTGGTCGGATGGATAGGATAAAGTAGGTAGATAAGATGCATTGACATAGACGAGAGGTGTTTCAGTAGAATGTGCAGTAATACAATACTTGTATACGTCCGACCATCCTAAGAGATAGTTTTCAAGACGGTTTAAATACCGTTTGGTGGAAGAGGGACCATTGCCGTGAAGTATACAGGGAAGACCGTGTTGGTTTTGGACCCGTCCATTCTTCAACCATTCTACCGGAGACTCATTCAAGGTTTGAAAAAGTATACTGTCCCTGTCTAGTAGGATATCGTTTCTGTTTAAAAACTGATGCGTATAATAGAGTTGGTCATCGGAATCGGGCGGAACTTGTTGTAAAAAGGAAAGAATTTGTTTCCCTTTTCCGATAAATCCTCCCGAATTTAAATACGGAGGGCAAGTATACAGAGAGGCCAAGCAAGGTTCCGGCCAACAAGTGGGCTCCGACGAAAAGACTACCAGGTCCATGTCACCGGTCAATGCCTTGTATTTTTGATAGACTTCTTTGGGATGAGATACAAAAATGACATCATAACTATCCGTGAACAATACAAGGCGTTCTAGTTCTTCCGACGACCAGGACATCAATTCATCATACAAAAGGTTTATTTTTTGTCCGCCTCCGGGTCCTTCGGCCATACATCCCCCTTTCCATTCCATTCCATCCCCTAGCATCTTATACGGATGACCATAGGTGCGACATGATTGTTCAAACCGACTACGTGCATCGTTCGGAGATGTTCCTACGGAAAGTACAAGATAATCGTCATAAACGGCGGACAGGTAGGGTTCCGTGTGATAGGTGGTGCTTTTATACAATTCTCCTTTCACGGGATGAATCAAAAGAGGATGTACAGAATATACACGAAGAGGAATCGGAGTAAAATAGGACAGATATTCCGTATGAGGATACTCGGGGTCATACAGCAACGGCAAATATTCGTCCACGGGAATGATATGTTGTAGATAATTACCGGCAACTAGTTTTTGAGCCCCTTCATACGAGAGAAGGTAAGCATGCGTTCCATAGCTATATTTTGCTACAATAAAAGGTTCTTCTACTTCCAAGGAGGAACGCAGAGGACGACGTCCCAGATACATCAAGTCATATTCCGGTGCTCCCTTCATACGGTCTGTCAACGTAGCAAGAAAATCTTCTCCGAGTACGACATCGTCTTCTAGTATCAAAGCACCGGGTAAGTGCTCGTCTACAATGCGTTGCCACAACAGGGCATGGCTGAGAGCACAACCAATTTCACCTTTGGTAAGGGTTTTACGACTAAAAGGGTCGGTCCATTGTGGAAGAATAGAAAATGTATACTTACTCAAATCTTGTTGACCGTCTACGGCGTGAACAAATTCATACGATACTTTTTCTCGTTGAAGTTGTTCTTCTAATCGTTCACGTTTCTCTCGTTCATGTTCTAAATGAACAATGAACGTCAACATACTTCTATTTACGGACTCTTATTTATCTTTATTTTCAGACGGAATAAAATGAGTTTTGTTGATTTCTGGTGTAAAATGAGGTGGATATCCTGATTATTTATTTTCGGCAAGATGTTTTTGTTGTAGTACAAATTGATATTGACGCTGAAACCATTTCAACGAGTAAAACGACGTTATCTTTTTCTTCAAGGTCTCATGCAACTCTTCCGGAGAGTGGTCCGTATACTTGTACAAGGTTGTCTTTTTACGAAGACCGGAAATGAGCTTCTTTAACTCCGGTAAAGTGGAACTATCTATATAATCCGTTCCATTCACAAAAAAAGCGGTAGTATACTTTTGAATGTTGGGATTCCATACATAGATAAAAAGGTGAACCTTTCCTACACCTTTTTCGCGATGGGTAAAGAAAAACGCATTGAATTTAGGGAATTTGTCCTTTTGTGTTTTTCCTTGAATCAGGCGAACCATTCTTGTCAACATATCAAAGGACACTATATTATTTACGAGATTTGCGTCTGCGACTCTTACGTTTTGTAGAAACACGTCTACGCGACCGACGTCTACCACCTGTCAAGGGAGAAGGGGACAACACAACAGGCATAGTGTATACCACTATTATATTTTTGTACACTATGCCTTATACGATGAGAAAACTTCCTAGAAGTAATCGTTGGCGAGTCTACAATGTAGATACCAAGAAAGTGTACGCTTACCGAAGTACCTACGCGAATGCACGTAAACAACTACGGCTACTACGCGCATTGAAGGATTAGATACATTTTAGATTAAATTATAGCGATACTGTATGAGGACAAAGAGAAAGGCATGCGTTTTGGGAGAAACACGGGATAGACGCACCAAGCTCTGTCGTCCTAAAATGAAACCTGGCCGAAAACCAGGACAAAAAAAAACGGCAAAGGTCAAATCCATCGGTCATCATTTCAATGAAAAGGCATCACAAGACCTGCTTCGCGCCTGCAAAACTATAGGAGAAGACGGTGTCATTGATTTAAAATCGTATTTGTTAGATGGTGCCAACATCAACGTAAGGGATGATTCTGGCAAATCGTGTCTCATGTGGTTAGCTCAACGAGGAAATGTAGAAATGCTAGAGTTGTTCCTCTTGAATGGCGCCAACATAACTCTTACGACGCATGCGAGAGAAAACGCGCTTCATTTTGCGACAGAATCAACGTTGCCCATCTTGCTCCAAAATAAGATTCCTATCAATCAGCTGTCTACCGAAAACAGAACACCTTTGTACAATGCCATTCTTCAACAATCCGTTCCTATTACGGAAATGTTGTTGCAACATGGTGCCGAATTTCAACCGTTTGATGATACCCACATCAACGAAGTCCAGTATGCCATGAAATTACGTGTCATGGAAAAAAATAAAAAACTGTTGCCACTTGTGCTCGCCTATGTTCCTACGGAAGACCTTTTATTAGCAGTGTCGTATGCCCAATCCATGGCCGAGTCCAAAGTAACACCCCTGCAACGAAATGATTATCTTTTCCTTTCCAACACCATCATGGACATGTACCATCAACGTAAAAAGCGTTAACGCTGTCGCAAAAGGACCAATTGTTGATTTAAAATGTCAAGAATTTCATTTCCGGTAAAAGTTCGGTCTTTGAATTTCACGCAAAAAGCGTTTCCTTGCGCAAGACAATGTTGATACTGTTCTACATCGGGTTTATGTTCCCTACCTCCTTCAGTATACTCGGTTTCATGAATGGTTTTGGTAAAAAATAAATGCATGTCTTTGTCCGTAATCCAGTGTTGAATGTTGTACTTGTACGATTTCCCTTGATGTTGCAAGACTTGTTTTTTATCCACGGTATTAAAAGGATGGCATACGACTAAAATAACCTGTTGAGGGTCTAGTTGTATCATGGGAATCGTATAGTTTTTCAAAAAGTATTTTTCTTCTCCCATGCAGGATTCTTCGTGATACGAGGTAAGGTCCAACAATTCTTTTTTAAAGGCAAACGTTCCTGCCGTAGCATGATTCTTGCCATACGGACCAAATTCAATGACTTCACCCAAATGAGGATAGTATACATGAATGATACTGGACCCCGCAATGAGAGCCGAACTGGACATCAATCGTTCTACGGCATGCGAGATACGTGTAGGTGGGTAATAGTCGTCGTCGTCCATATAGACGAGGATGTCTCCGGTACAATTGGCATGCAATAGATTTCGTTTGTATCCTAAGTGTGCCTTTTTATGCAATCGTATGTATTTGACCTGTGGGAGAGACGCTACCAAATCTCCAATGGGGTCGGTTCCGTCATCTACAATGACCCATTCTAGAGGACCTGTATACGTTTGATGTCGTACACACTGTATTAGGGTAGGAATAAAAGGGCGACGGTTGTAGGTAGGGGTGCAAATGGACACTTTCATATACTAGCAGTATACTAATTATTAGGCTTGGCTAACTCAGCAATGGCTTCTCTAGAAAGAATAACGAGAGCAGCCATACAAAATCCAATGAATACATAGATACTTAGATACTTGAAGGCTCCGTAGAGGACAATGAATAAAATGAGGATGGATAAACTTGCTGTGTACCCCCCCATGATATGAAAGATTTCTCGTGTTTTAAAAAAGGGACTTACAAAAAGACCCCATAGAATCAACATGGAGTTGACAGATGCTCCCAAACTCCAAATCATGACGTTCAAGACTAAAAAGAAAAACGATTGACACAAATGGAACATCATGTGAAACATCCATGGAATAATCTTGAATAAAAATGTCATTCCCAAATTATCATAATCCCAGACTTCATCCTTTTTATTACACCATTCATAAAAGTATACAGGAGGAATAGCATAATGAATAGACTCTTTGAATCCAGGACAGGTTTGAAAGGATGCATAAATGATGAGGGCTACTGAAAGAGGATAAATGATAACTGGAATGACCAGCATCAGGATAATAGAGAGTCCATAGAAAATCAACCAATCCGGAACCATGGAAAGAAATATACCCAATTTACTCCAAATGAGTGTACTGTTGGCAACGGACGATTGAAAGACAATAGAGACCCAGGTCATCCATTTGCTAATGTTGGAGTCGGTAGGATTTACGGTTGCTGTACAAGTATACGGTTCTGTTTTATTTGGAGTTCGCATCAATAAAAAATTCCCTCCTAAAAAGGTGACGCCTAATAAGGCACACAAGTAGGTAATAACAAAGACCAAATATCCGGGGACATCTCCCACCATTTTATTGATGGTTTGTTTCTTCTTCATATAACTTCGTTATAAAATATTGAAAATGATACTACGTTGAATAAAGTAAATGACCAAAGAAGAGAAATTCATTGCGTTGGCAGGAGAATGGGCCATGAAATCTGTCCTTTTCAGCCGACATGGATGTGTTCTTGTAGTCCATGGAAAACCTGTTTCTTATGGATACAATCAATTGCGAAACTATTCCAAGGACGGTATGATTCAGGGATATTCTTGTCATGCAGAAATGGATGCGCTACGAAATGCCAAGAAACGAAACGTGTTTGAAAAACGCCTCCCTAGAAGCACCATGTACATTACCCGACTCAACCGCAACGGTCACTACTTTGATTCACATCCTTGTGAACTGTGTTTTTCCCAAATGCTCAAATTTGGAGTACACCGGGTGGTCTATACCCATGAAACGGGCGTAGACTCCGTACGATTACAAGAGTATACCACCAAGTATACGACCAAGGGCTCTTCCTACAAGAACACTCTTGCATAATCTACCATTTCGTCTTTTTTACGTTGATAGGAACTGCCGTCTTTTTGAGAGCCTTGGGGTCATAAGGAGTATCTTCATCGTTGTCCGGCATGTTCTTGGACAATTCCCAAAATTCTTTGGACCCCAGCTTGAACGTTGGATGCGATTCCGCTTTGTACCAAAAGATTTGGTCCGTCAACTTGTTGCTTTTGGAATTGTTATTGATGACCAAACATTCATAATTTTCAGTACACTGGTCCATGACTTGAGAAAAGGCCTCAAAGGTAGGAAACATGCCTGCATAGTTATCGTAAATTCGTTTTCTATTGTTGATGTAGGGTTCACGCAGAATGAACACGTAATCAATGTTGGTTCTCAAATTGGGAGGAATACCTAAAGGATACTGCATGGTAATGATGAGCATGATTTTCCAATGCCGTCCATTCATGAACAATAGCCTCATGAGCTTATCTTTTGTCCATGCATTATCATACAAGCAGTCATCCAGAATACAGAACGCACGAGGGTCAATGTTGCTCTTTTTGTACATTTGTATTTCTTGGTGCACCTGTTTCATGCACTGTCGTTGACGCTTCAAAATGTTTTCAATGATACCCGTGCTATACTCTTCGTGGATGAACAGTTTGGGTACATGTTCACTGTAGAACGAATTGCCCGCTTCTGTTCCTGAAATGACAGTTCCAATGGGAATGTCTTGCTGATAGAACAATAAATCTTTGACCAAATAACTTTTTCCTGTATCACGCCGACCAATCAAAACAATGACAGGACCTTTGTTTTCATTGGGACGAAAACTAATATCCTTCATGTTGAATTTTCGCAATTCTAGTGTCATAAGTCTATCGTATACAAAAAATGAAGGTCCTAAACTTAAAATTGATATGACATAAAATAATCTACATGTGTACATTATGGAATTTTGCGAGGTATGCGACAACATGCTCTATCTGGAGCCGACTCCGGAAGGACTCCAGCACAAGTGTAAAAAGTGTGGCGTTCAAAAATCCATTGACGGGTCCGTCGTCTCGTCGGTGGTCTTTGTAAAGCCGGAGCAAGCCATCCCCATCAACAAGTATACTAAATATGATCCGACCCTTCCACGAGCACCGACTATCCCGTGTCCGACCAAGGATTGTCCGAACGCAACACTTCCCTCGGAAGTCATTTACTATCGCTACAACCATGCCGAGCTGAAATACATTTACCTGTGCCCAAAATGCGATGTCTTGTGGAAACCGACTAAAAATTGATATTAAAAATTAATCTCTATTAAAAGAATAGAATGAGCGACGAAGAGACATCCGATGTGGAGGCAGACTTTGAGAGCACGGGGTCCAACGACAGCGATGTCCCGGACGAGGAGCCGATTGAAGAGTTTGTTCGCGATGATGAAGACGAAGAGATTGAAGAACCTCCGACGCGCCTGGACATTTCTACTACCATCTTGCAAGTTCATCCACAAGAAAAACGCGTCGGCTACGACGAGGTTCTCTCCAAATGCACGATTCAACGAAACGAAAAACAGCAAATTGTAGACCCTCTTCATACGACGCTTCCGTTTCTTACCAAATACGAGTATTCCCGAGTGGTTGGGATGCGAGCCGACCAGGTGGAGAATGGCGCGGCTCCTTTTGTCGTGCTGGAAGATTCCGTACATGACCCCTACGTCATTGCAAAAGAAGAGGTTCGGCAAAAGAAGATTCCCTTTATCATTGTGCGACCTCTTCCCAACGGGAACATTGAATACTGGAAATTGTCAGATTTGGATATTCTCGTTTAACTACACTTTTGAACTACCAATTGTTTTGTAAATAGAAATTTTTTCACAGTGCGATTGCGGCGTTTCAAATTACAGGCGAGACAACTTATCAAGACATTACCTTGGTTATGACCCATGGTATTGTCTATCCTGTCCAGTGTCCATTGTTGAGGGTCTCTTGCCGTATACTCTTGCTTCAGTGCACATTGACAATAATAACACATGAATTTACAATCCGTCAACAGTTGAGACACGTACTCTGCGGTCACAAAATGATACTCGCTATAAATGTCCCATTTTTCATCTTGAGCCTTGTATCCGCGTAGTTTTTTGTGAAGTGTCATTTAGTGTACTATATTATGGTATTAAAAAAGAACAAGATGAGCTGATACGTATTATTAACTAATAAATTCATTGCCAAAAAAACAGCGTTCTAGGATATATTATCTGTGCATAGTATGCCAACAATTGATAAAAGATTACTGTCTAAAGGAGAAGGAATCCCGACATTTTCCACAAATGCTAGTCGTAATAAACACGGATTAGGTCTTCCGCAACAGGCTAACACTGTAGTTGGCAATACACGTCGTATATTTAATGCAAGCACAACAGCAGATTTACCTGGTCAAAATGCTCGACGTGTAAATGCAAGTATTGGTAAAGTTGAACCTCGTCCTGTATCTCCGGTGCAACCGAATAATTCAACAGGTCGTACTCATAATAAAACTCGTAGTATATCTACAGCCCATGGCATACCTTCGGCACGACCATCTCTTGGAGCACCTTCGGCACGACCATCTCTTGGAAGACCTTTTCTGCGTCCGAGGGTCAACTTAACTCGTAAAATTAGTCCTCCTGTTAAATTTGATGAATTGGACAAATTAGAGATGATACATTCTTCTGGCCGTTCTTCGCAAGATTCATTTGTTCCTGTTGCGGAAGAACTTTTTGAAACACGCAAAAAATATCTAGAAAAACAGGCCGAATTAAAAGAAAAACGCGCAAAACATGCTAAAGAGAAACAAGAAGAATTTTTACAAAAAATTAAAGCTGAACAA